TGTCCTGCTTGGAAAGCGCAAATATATTGACGGTTTGCCCATCGGGAGCATTCTGATCAATGTTGATGTCGTCGCCGTAAATCTGCTTTAAACCTTGAACATCGGAAGTGCCATTGACAATCCCATCGACGGTTTCATCATACGTTTCAATCTCGATCCCCGAAGACGTGATGTCGTTAGGCATTGGTGACCTCCACAGCCCCGTTATAGTTTGTCGAATAAATGGTGTCAACATTATAGTTGACAAACGCAGTTCGCGCGTCCTTGTCGGCTGTTACGGATAAGTCATTGACATTAACGACTCCTGCGCTGTTTGCGATCACCGCTCGGCATGAGAGCTGAATCTCTTCTGCGGTTGACGGGTAACCAAGAAGGGTAAACCAATCTACCCCCGCATCCAAATCAAAAAAACAATCTCCGACGAAAGAAAGCAATCGCGTCCTTATGTTCTCCGCAATTGCCGCATTTTCCGAGTAATAATCCTGCTTTCCCTTTCCGAACATGAAGTCGCCATCTGAATCAAGCGCGCGGATAATCATGATCACCAAACCTTGCAAAATGCGACAAGCGAACCAATGAACGCTTCTTCGCGGTTGTCGTTGAATTTGAAGCATTGCGATCCCGCAAGCATCACACCGACAGACGAAACAAAGAAATCAAACCCCAAAAGACACCAATTACCCAAGAGCAAACCGATTGACGGGATACAGTAAAGAAGCCCGCAAACAAGGCGCGTCAAAGCTCCGTTTTTTACGCAAAGTTTCCCAATCTTGGAATCAACGCCGTACCCAATAGAAAACATGGGAATATACGCCAATGCAAACAACGAAAACCATCCTCGGCCCGCGCACAAAGCCGCGAGAAAGATCAAAACGGGGACGCCATACCTGCGAATCTGCTTCGCAAATGGAAATCCCCCTTTGCCGCCCAAACGCCAAAAAATACCAGAGAGAGCAATTGCAAAACAGGGCATGAGTATTTCTTTCATCATGGCTCCACGTAAACGGTGCGATCTGGTGGATAAATTTTTGCCCCGCATCCTGCTACACATTCAGTTGTCAAAATCAATTTCCCGCCGATGTAGCTTTTGGTCGCTTTTGCAGTGATTGAAGTTGTCCCGTGACCAGATATCGGACACACATGCATCGCGCCTTGGACGCATGCATAACCACCGCCCATAGATACCGTTGGAGATGTTATCCCAACCGTGGAAACGTATCCGCCATGATCAGACACATCATTCACGTGAACAATCGCACCTGCGATATACGAAAGCCCCGAGTAAACAACCGAAAAAGACCCTCCTGCCAACTCCGTCCCCGCAGACGTTGCCGAAGACGGAACATTGCATGTGACGGTTTCATTTGCCGAAATTGAATACCCTGCAACTGCGGGAAGGGTCAATGTTACAACCGTGTCCGAATTCCTCGTGAAATTCGATGAAGAAAGTGCAGATTTTACGGTTCCCCAGTCGCCTGTACCGCTCATGCCAGAAATCAACGCAGTCGCGATTGTTGAAATCGAAGCAACCCACGTGCAATCGCTAACGGTATAAACAAGCGTTCGACCGCCGCCTTGAATATTTACATCATTGCAAGAAGGGGTTGCCGTACCAGATAATGCGCATGTTGAGACGTTTGCCCATGCCTGTATTTCATAAAACAAAACCGATGCTTGGGTAGTAAATGGCCCTGCTTGCGCATATCCGTAAACATCAATCCTTTTTACACCAGACCATCCAGTTGAATACGTCGAATCAACAGACACCGACCCACTCCAAACGGTCGCGATAAGTGTCCCCGAGCTGTCATAGAGCTTGCAGTATCCCGATCGCGTCCCGTTTGAACCAAGGCCGATTTTCAAATATACGCTTGTTATGTCGTACGCTTGGGAAAAGGTGATCGTCTCGGAATAACCAACGTCTGCCGTACCCGATCCTGTTGATTGGCCGCCGTAATATGTCGATGCATCACCGTCACACTCTTGACCAACCGTCCCAATGTTTGAGAAAGTCCCGACATAAGTAAAGGATCGGGAAAAAGATGTCCCAGATAAACGGCAAATGTTTACGGATGCCATATTTTACGGGTTTATGCTCACGGTTGATCCTGTTATCGTGATTGCCCCTGTCGCTGTAACTGAAGTTGTTCCCGTTGAAACAACCGAGACATTTGACGCACTGTTTATCGTGACGTTTCCCGAGCCATCAATTGTGATTTTGCTCGATTTATAAAACAACTGAAACCCACTAAAGTAAGACGTGATCACGTTCGGAAGACTGTGAATTCCGACAAGCGCAATCGCGTCCGTCAAATCGTGCGTTCTATTCGTCCGTGGCTGATTAACGCCGCCTGTTTCAAGCCAAGTGTCGATCTCTCGATCAGAAAAAAGAACAATGCATTCATCTCCTGCCGCGATAGGGAAAGAAATGTATGCCCCGCCGCCGTTCATGACAATGCACGGGCATTTTAGGATCACGGGGAACGAAATGTATTCCCTCGTGTTGAGCTTTTGCTTGAGGTACGAAATGCTGATTGTTGCGGTCTGAGTTGCAGAGTCGAAGCTCTCGATCTTCCCGATGCTCACACAATTCAAATCCGCAAACCACTTCTCGCGCTTCCTGTCCAAAAGCTCCTTCAAGTCTGGCGGTTTGATTAGGTTTTGGATGCTCATGATTCACCTGTCAAATATTCGAACAATTGTTGACCGATGAGCATATGCGCAATGGTCTTGCATTTCCCAGAAACTGACCCCGAAATTGTACCCGCATGATCAACGCCCCAAACCTTGTACTTCCCGTTCCATTGGCTCACCGTGCGGCTATTCAGCTCGATTGCCTGCCCAACCTTTAATGACGGCTCAAAAACCATCTCGACTTCAAGCAGAGCGTCTGCTTTTTTGGGCGATCCGATCAACCCCGTGCGTGAATCCAAAACAGGCACATCGCCGATTATTGCTTCATCTTCGTTAAGGCAGTACAAAAGCCCGTTGTCGATGAAAGATCCATTGTCCGTTTCATTGCGCAAATATTCCCATGAAGATCCCGCAACGCTTCTCCCGCGCGGATAATCGCCAGAAAATTCCCCAATTTTTCCGATGCCAAGTGAACCATCTGGCACGCTTTTGACCACATCGTTTGCCAACGCCTCGATGGTCTGTTGCTTCGTGCTTCCTTCCCCGAGCGCAAAAGAAGACACCGCATTCGTCATCGCATACCCATAATCAAAAGCATCAATCTCCGTAACAAAATCAACTGCGCCACCCATTCGATAGCTCTTTGCTTCCTTGATGTTCCCTTGGAATATGACGGGGAGATTTGTCTCATACCCTGCGCGCAAACGAATAAACCGATACTGCGCCGTCTGAAAGATGTCCTTGTAAATCTGATTGCGTGTCGGCTCCGAAAGGTTGATGATCGAAAATGATGCGGTGTTTGCCGATCCGAAGGCGTTCCTCTTGATGGCAAAATTGAGCGTCATCGGAGATTTGATCTCGATGATCGCCCCATCTGCACCTTGCACTTCCAAGATGTAGGATAGCCCGAATTTTACCAAACCAATGCCCCCGCGACGATGACATTTTCCTCGACGTCCGCAACGTCAGCTTCATCCATGATGTACAGTTTCGCGCGACCAGTCGAAAAGTCATTGATGAAGACTGGCTCTTGCCCGTCTGATATAATGCAACAAAGACCGAATGGTATCACGTCTCTGAAAGCACGGAGCATATTCGGCGAGTTGACCACCCGTCTATTTGTCAGAGAAAACGACCCTCTTGATATGCTGTAAAACCATCCCGCTTGCTGAGAAGAATACCAAAGCGAAACGTCTACGCGAGTGTTGTCTGGAAGAATAATGGAAAACGACTGCCGCGCATCTTCGCCGACAATATCAATGATCTTCATTATGCCGCCCCTGCGTTAAGCAAATCGAGTCCTCGGATTGTTGATGCGGGTAACGTTGCCGAAGGATTGTACCCTGCATTTAGAACCGCCAAACCGTTTGGAATAGATTTTCCTGCCGTTGATCCCTTCACCACGTTTTCGGCTTTCATTTCGGTGAGCTTCCCGCTTGGTATTTTTTCGCGTTGGCTCTTTTCCCCCGCTCCTGCGTCTGTCCGTGCTTCGTCATCGATCAACGCCGTTACTGTTCTAATCTTTTTGAACGAAACCGAGAAGTCTGAAATCATCTTCGTTTCTGCGCTCTGGGAAGCCGTGACGCTCTCGATTGCCATATCCGAGAATGTCCCGAATGGCGTTTCAACCGTGCAAAGCCTGCGCGATCTCCAAAAAGAGTAAAAGGCTTGGTATGCTTTTTGTTGCTTCGTCGCCTGTGTCGAATTACCGCCGAAGATACTGAAAAGACTTTGCGCCTGTGAAATATACGTTCCGACCTGCGCCGCGACTCCTGCGATCTTCGTATATACCTGCGTTGCCTGCTGTGTGAAACTTGGGGTGTATCCCGTTAACCCTTGCAGAGACTGGATATTTGAAAGAATCCCGAGCAGACGATTCGGGTACACATCAACGATCTCCCCGACATACCCACGGACAGTGATCCTCAGAGGACGGAGGGCGATATTGTCCTGCACCGCAAAATTCTCCTCGACGTAGTGGTCGGTGATGTCGCTCTCAAGCGTCACGCTCTCGTCGGCAACGATATCGAACACAAAGCCGTTAATCCCTCTCGTGTCTTTATCACCCGTGGGCTTCACCGTTATTCGGTTTGCCGCAGTCGCGATGAAGTTTTTCGCGCCCGACAAGCCAGACTGAATTCCTGCAACAGAAAGAGCCATCATGCCCCCTTACGTAAACGCCGCATCTTGAAACTGGGCGTTTCCGAGGTTGTTCCACCACTGCTTTTCCGCGACTTTATCCGCGATCTCTTTTGCGTCCGATCCCGTGATGTTGTATGTCACGTGGTTTGTCTGTGATCTGTTTGTTCCGCCATACCCGCCGTAATTCTTAAGGTTTGGCGCGATGTTCGACATTATTCTGTCGTGCGCAACTTGCATCTGACCGCCGAACGAAAACAATCCTTTCCCGATGATTTCTTTCAGTTGCAAAATCTTGTCGATGATCGGAGTGAGAGTTGCCTTTATCTTTTCGCCCCACTTATGCCATATCGCAAACCCCGATCCAATCGCCATAACTGCACCAAGCACGGGATTAAGCCGCATCATAATACCCGCGATCAAAGGAGACCATTTAAGCAACTGTTCACGGAATTTTTGCGAATGGTGAAACAACAAAAAAAACTGCGTTACCAATTCAGTGGCGCGCTCAATCATTGGGGCAAGAAAAGCGGCGACATCCTGTAGGCCTTGTTTCCAAGCCTGCACGAATTTTGCAATAGCTTTGTTGTATCGATGAACGCCCGCAATCTGGCTTTCGGTCATGTACATCTGATCTTTGATGCTGTCCCACTCTGCATCCGATGCCTTGAGCACCGCCATCATGCTTTCCGACAAACCCATCTCGGCGATCATTGTCTTTTTGATCGCATCGGGGATACGGGGATCGAGCATTTTTTTATGCAGTTGATCAAGCGTTGACCAGACGTCTTTTGTAACTGACACTCCGAGAAGCGCGAAAGGTCTGATGTTACCTTCGCCCATTCGTATTTTCGTGAGCGAATCTTGCAATCCTTTGACTGAGGACATTGCCTCATCAGACGAAACGCCCATTTGTTCGGCAAAATTTCCGAACTGTTGCATTTTCTTCGTTGAAAGACCCGTTGCCTTTCCGAAAATCGTCATATCTTTTGCGGCACCGCTTGCCGATCCCATGATCTTTTCAATGGCCTCTTGAATACCTTTCAGCCCAAGACCCGCCACGATAGATCGCATGTCCAGCTCGCCGATTGACTTGATGAAGTCATTCAACTTGGTCTTGTCGGATTTGAATCCGAGCTGTACGAACAATGATCCTATCGAAGTGCCTGCCATATCATCCTTCTTTGTTCAAAGCGTATGAAGTCGCTTCGTATTCTCCGCAGAATCTTTCGTATTCAATCAATCCGACGACCAAATCAACACGCATGCCTAAAATCGTCTCGGGGTTCCCCCCTCCATATCCAGACTTCGCAAGACGCATTGCAATCAAAGCCGATGCATCCCCTTCGATCGTCGTCCTCGGCTGTTTCAGACTGCTTTTGACAGCCCCGTGAACATCGAGCCGAGGTTTTTGAAAAAAGGGGTGAGGTTGTACATCAAAACCTCCTTAACAATGGGCAAGAAATCCTCCCGCGCCCGCTCATCGTCAAACATTTCCTTTGTAACGCGCGAGTTGTTCCGTGTTGCCCGAGCCATACAGATCCACAGGCAATCCATGATATCGCGCGAGTAAATGACGCGAGAAACAAGAGACTTCAATGCGTCGATCAATTCCCCCGTGATGGGGGCATCGAAGTCGATCCCTTTGAAGTCCAACCCGCTGACCTTGACGCCTTCGATCTCTTTGGTCACGGCCTGCAAAAGACGGTGCGCATCCTCAAAACCCGCAATAGTCATTTCGAGTTTCGCGCCGCTCGGTAAGTCTACGATCTTTGCCATCTGTCCCCCCGTTCGTTTTTAGATGGACGTTGTTTGCGGCACAACGCCCGAAAGCCGCGATCTTCTATGTCCCTGCGCAGGGATGCCCCATGTTGGGGG